TTCGGAAACTCCGATGTGGGGTTCGGCAAGGATGACCTCCTGATCAAGTTCGGGATGATGGACAAGACAGTGGGGTCTCGCTTCCGTTCATTCATGGAGAAGATGGAGCACGTTGGCTCCGCCACGGAGCTGGCGGACCGGATCGCCGCTCGGGAGACCATGATCAAGAACGGCATGCGGCCTGATGAGGCGTCCTATCAGGCGCTGACGATCATGAACTACAGCCGCAAGGGCAACAGCCAGGCGCTGCGCGCGTGGCTCCCGCTTGTTCCCTTCCTCAACGCCCGACTGCAAGGCCTCTCCCGCATGGCAGAAGGGGCCGTGGGCAAGCGGGGTGCAACCGGTCGCAAGCAGGCGCTGATGCAGATGGCGCTCAACGGCCTCGTTTACTCCGCCATGGGCGCTGCCTTTTGGCTTTGGAACGCCATGGATGAAGAGCGCCGCGAGAAGTATGCGGAGGAGCCTCTCTATCGCCGCCTGAACTATCACATCCTCTATGTCGGTGACCGGACGCTCTACATCCCGAAGGCTTTCGAGTTGGGGCACCTCTTCACCTCGATCCCGGAACTCTTTGCCGATGCGATGGTCATGCGCGACATGAGTGAAAACGGCGCAACCGGCCTGGGCATGGTGGGGTCTGGCGTCCTGAAGATTGCCTACGACACGGTTGCGATGAACCTGATCCCGTCGGCAGTCCTGCCCACGGTCGAGGCGCTGACCAACTACAGCTTCTTCCGGCAGGCCCAGATCGAGGGGCAAAGGGAGCAAGACCTTTTGCCTCGTGACCGCACGTCGGGCGCTTCCATGCTCTCCCGTCTCGTCGGGCGCGACCTTGGGCTGTCGAGCGTCACGGGTGTCTCGCCCACGATGATCGAGCACTGGCTCTCAAGCCATGGCGGCATCTACTACACCATGCTCAGCACGGCTATCGAGCTTGCCGCTGGCGATTTTGGGCTTGCTCCCGTGCGCCCTGGTGGGGCTTTCGGTGATGTTCCCCTCATCTCCCCGGCGCTCAACGCTGCCTTTGGTTCCATGGTGAAGGACAGTGCTGTCACTTCGTCGAAGTTCATCGAGGAATTCTACCGCACCAAGGACTACATCACCCAGATCCACAGGTCAGCCACTGCCGCAGCCAGGGGTGGAGACGTCGAGTATGCGCGCAGGCTCCTCTCTGAGTTTGGCGGGACGCCTGCGGCCTACAAGCTGATGAACCAGGCCGGGACAGAGCTAAGTGACATCAACACGGCTCTCAGAATGATCCGGGACAACCGGGACATGAGCCGAGAAAAAAAGCGGGCTGAGGAGGAAAGGCTCATCGCAAGGCGCAATCAGATCACGAGGGAAGTGATGGGTGTTGTGCGGGCCATTGAGGACAAGCAGGGCACCGACTTCCGGTCCGGCCAGGGGGTCATGACCCGGATACTGCCGTGAGACCCATCCTCGCCTCCGAGATTGCGGAGATCCGGCGGCTCATCGACAAGCAGCGGCTGGCCAACTTCGACATCCTCAGCCGGATCGAGCGTATCCCTGCGCCGCTCGAGTTCGGCCAGGCCATCCTCGGCGCCAAGTTCGACGCCTGGCAGCGCCGCTACATGGAGGAGTGCCGGCACCGCGGCCGCATTGCCCTGGCGGCATGCCGGCAGTCGGGAAAGTCCACCGTCACCGCCATGTTCGTGGCCTGGTGCCTGGTCTTCATCCCGGGCTTCCAGTGCCTCGTGGCCTCCCGCTCCCTGCGTCAGGCCTCCCACTACCTGAACGCCGTGCGGAACGCGGTCCTCTCGGTCATTCCGCGCGAGGCGATGCCGCAGCTGAACCGCCTGAGCATGGAGCTTCCGAACGGGAGCCAGATCATCTCGATCCCCTGCGCGCAGCCGGACGCGGGCCGGGGCTTCTCGCCGCACCTGATCATCCTGGACGAGGCCGCGTTCGCGCCGGAGGCGCTCTTTCGGGCCATCACACCATCGCTGGCGGCGACGGACGGGGCGCTGCACATGCTGTCCTCGCCGAACGGTCGGCAGGGCTACTTCTTCGAGGCCTTCGAGGGTGAGGCGCAGAGCGTCTTCATGTCGCTGAAGGTGCCTTACACCGAGTGCCCCCGCATTTCCGAGGAGACGATCCGGAACGAAAAGATTGCGCTGGGCGACCTCTACTTCCGGCAGGAATATGGGGCCGAGTTCATCACCCCACACGGTGCGTTCTTCGGCTTCTCCGCGATCCAGAACCTCGAGGAGGGAGAGGACCCGGACCTGACCGATCTGGAACTGCTGGACATGGACAAGATCCTCGAGAAGATCATGCCAATCCCGGAGCCGAGGAAGGAGGACCTTGCCGTCGCGCTGGACCGGGCCGAAAGGGTGAAGCAGGTGCTTTATGAATGAGGTCCCGCAGTTCAACCGCATCCTCGACTGGAAGAAGCGCGGCTATCATCTGCGGACGCCGCCGCTGATCCTGGTCGGCTACGACCCTGCGGGCGACGGTCGGGACCGAGACGCCCTGACGATGACCGCGAGGGAGGAGCACCAAAAGGGCGAACCCTACGATCCGGACTTCTCGGTCATGATGCTCTACCGGTGCCTGATGGCGCATGAGATGGCGCCCGACCTCGAGTTCCCTGACAAGCTGGCGATGCTGCTGCGGCTCCACCGGCAGCTCAAGGGCTGGGCCCGCTCCGGGCGGGCGGCCAACCACGTCTTCACCGTGGAGACGAACGGGGTCGGCTACGCCATGGGGTCGGCCCTGCGGGCCAACATCGGCAACAACGTCATCTGCTACACCACGGTCGGCACCAGTGGCTCCGATCCCTATACCGACAAGAAGCTGGCCATGCCCCGGCTTGCCGCGCTCGACAATCTGCGTGTGCTGGCCGAGACGCACTCCCTGAAGCTGGCCAAGGACGCGCCGGGCCGCGATGCGTTGACCCGTCAGATGGCTTCGTTCGTCTGGCGCAGGCCGGGACGGCCGGAAGCGATCGAGGGCCAGCACGATGACCTCGTGCTGTCTCTGGCGGGGGCCTGCTGGATCGGGTCGAAGGTCATTCCGCCCATCCTCAAGCAGATCCCGGTGCGCGTCACCGGCATGCGGAGGCACTGAAAGTGCGGGGTCTAGCGAAAATCCGTGACTTCCGTATGATGGGGCGACCAGCGACAGGAGCGGCGCATGGCTGACGGCGATCTCATCTTCACGCGGGACGAGGACGGTGTGACCTTCGGGCCGCCCGCGCCACCACCTGCGCCTGAAGGGGTGGAGCACTCCGCGAACCTCGCGGCGACCATCGAGCAGAAGTCCCTCGACGCCATTGCCGAGAGCCTCACCGAGACCGTTGCCTTCGACCAGGAGGGCACGTCGCCATGGGAGGCCATCGCGACGGACGTGATGGACCACCTGGGCCTCGGCCCCGATGCGGAAGCGGATGACGGCGCGGACGACACGTCCGACACGTCCAGCCACACGCTCATGCTGACCGCGCTCCTGCGGTTCCAGGCCAAGGCGCTGTCGGTCATGCTGCCATCCGATGACATGGCCATCCGGACCAAGCCTGCATTCGACCTGACGCAGATTGAAGACGACAAGAAGCGCGACGAATTGGCAGAAAAGGTCTCGGAGGCCGAGCGCCGCGTGCAGGCGTTTTACACCGACTACCTCTACCACCGGCTCCCCTCCTACGAGGAGGACACCGACCAAATCCTCCATGACATGGGGCTGATGGGCGTCGGCCTTCGCAAGATCGTGGTGGACCGGTCCCGGCAGGGCACGCCGGTCATGCCCGAATATGTGCCGCTGGGCGATCTGATCGTTTCCTATTCAAGCCGGAACTTCCGCATGGGGCGCTACGCGCACAAGATGGACATGCAGACCGGGGACCTGATCCGAAGGATCCAGACCGGCAGCTATCGCGCCATCAAGCTGACAGACCAGGCCGTCCCCGACAGCACTGCGGTGAGCGATGCGCGGGACCGGATGTTCGGCCTGATGCCGGCCAACCTGATGAACACCGAGACGCACCGGATTTACGAGGTCTACACCCACCTCTTCCTTGCGGCCGATCCGCACAAGTTGCGCCTGCCCCGTCCCTACATCGTCACCATTCACTCGGAGAGCCGGGAGATTTTGGCGATCCAGCGCAACTGGGATCAGTCCGATCCAGACGAGACGCCGCTCGAGCACTTCGTGGGCTACATCTACCACCCGGGCAAGAACGCGGCGACCGGCATCGGCCTGGGCCAGATCCTCCTGCAGACGACCAAGGCACTCCGCAAGGCGCAGCGCCGCACGCTCGAGGCGGGCTACCTGCAGAACCATCCCTCCGGGTTCAAGCTCTCGAACCTCTCGATCCGGAACGGCGACACCAAGGTGCGCCCGGGCGAGTTCGTCGACGTGGACAGCCCCACAGGGGACATCCGGCAGGCGCTGATGATGCACCCGTTCCAAGGGCCATCGCAGGGCCTCATGGCCTTGGCTGGTCAGCTTGAGGCCAACGGGCGCGAGTTGGGCGGCATCGCCTCGATCGACTTCGCCAGCCTGACGAAGGCAGGCGTTGCGGCCGGCCCGGCCATGGCGGCCTTCGAGGAGAGCAGCGAGTTCCAGACGGCCGTTCACCGCCGCCTCTACAAGGCGCACCGCAAGGAGCTGGAACTCATCCACGACCGGATGCGGACCGTCATGGGCAACAAGCCCGTGCTGTTCGGGACGGACCAGACCCTTGAGCCCGGCGACCTCACCAACGTCGACATCCTCCCCTACATGCAGCCCGGGCAGGCCTCGCGCCAGAAGGTCATCATGGAGGCGCAGGCGATCTGGGATCTGGCGAAGGAGAACCCCGACCTCCTGAACAAGCGCCGCGCCGCAGAAAACTTCGTCCGCGCCCTGGGGTCGCCCGATGCGGACCGGCTGGTCATCCCCGACCCCGAGGAGGAGGAAATCCTGCCGGCAGACCCCATCACCGAGTACACGATGATGCTCGGCGGCAGGCCCGTGAAGGCCGGGCCCATGCAGAACCACCAGGCCCACATCGACGCGCACAGCGCGCAGATGCGGATGGTCCAGACCTCGGCTCTGCCGGTCGAGCAGGGCGAAGCCGTCATGGCCGGTCTGGCCGCCCACATCGCCGAGCACATGGGTCTGCAGCTCATGGTCGAGGCCGCAGGCATGGCTGGCATCGACATGGCGCAGATCGGCCCCGAGATGCCTCCGGAGATCGAGGCGCAGCTTGCGCCCGTGCTGGCGCAGGCCGTCCAGCAGATCGAGGCAATGCGGCGCCCGCCCGATCCGGAGGAAGCGCGGATCCAGACTGCCCGCGTGGTCGGGGAGAGCCGGGTGGAAGCGACCCGTGTGGCGGCCGAAGGCCGCCTGGCACTGGCTCAGGCCCAAGGGCAGCACGACAAGGAGATGCAGGACCTCAAGGCCAAGCACGCCAAGGAGCTGCAGGACCTCAAGGACGCCGCCGCCCTCGACCGGGAGATCGAGGACAACACGGTCGCCCTGCAGATCGCCAAGCTCAAGGGCAACAAGGACGCCGTGGCGTCGGCTGGCGCCTCCGCCAGCGGCGGCGCGGTAGCCCGATCGGGAGCGTCCTCCTGATGGTGGCGATGCTCAATCCAGCGGTTGAGGCTGAAGTCTGCCGCAGGATGCTCACGCAGGTGCAGCAGCAGCTTCACCAGGTGGAGCGGCAGCTTACGCACACCCCGCTGGAAATGACCGCCTACCACGCGGCCTTCGGCCGCGCGGCAGGCCTGCGCGCAGCCCTGACCGAAATGCAGGCCATCTACGACCAGAACTTCAACGTCTAACCGGAGCACCCATGTCCAACCTGATCCTACCCAAAGCGACCGCGAGGGCTGTCATGGCAGATCGCCAGCAGCAGGCCGTCGCTGACAGCATCCAGAGATCCTCGATCAACCAGCTCACCTCCGACGACTTCGTGACGGTGAAGGAGGTTGAGCGGCAACTCCTCGAGCTGCGCGCCTACATCGAGGACCG